AGTTGTAGTAGTCCCTAAAGTCAATTCTCTTAGGTGTCTTAATACTTTCCAATCAGTATCCCTTAAGAACTTTGAAGCTTTCTCATTAATCTCTTCTTGTGTTATCTCTGAGTCCTTAATGTTAAAGGCACCATCAACGTACTCTAGGTACTGTGTATATGGGTCAAACTGAGGTATCTCACCCTCAGCCCACTCATACCCTTCTTCTAGCATCCTTTCGTCAGCCTCCTGTCCAGCTAAACTTAGGACTCTATCTCCATCTTTTAGTATATATATTCCCATTTATTCTCCTTAATATGGTAGTTCAAACTGCATAGGGGCATCTACAGATTGAGTTGAACCCAACCTAACGCCATAGTGCCCATTATAGCCCCAAGCATACATCTCACCTTTAGTGGTCTTAGCTACATATACTCTACCATCAGATGTAGTCTGAAAAAACCCAAGTTTATCTATACCATCAGGTAGTTTAGCTTTAGTCAGACTCCTAGTGTTATCTCTATGTCCTACTCCTAATATACCATTTACGTTGTACCCACACCCATAAAGGTATCCGTCCGTTTTTTTAACAAATAATTGGTTATTAGATGAAGACACATCTGTAGTAAATCCTGAACTTAAAATCTCACTAACACCTGTAGCTACTGACACCTTTGTAGACCTATTTGTTGCTGAACCATCACCTATTTGTCCATGGTTATTATATCCCCAACCTACTAGAGTGCCATCAGTATATAATACATGAGATGTCATAGCTGAACTAGATATTTGCTTCACGTTAGTTTCAGACAGTCCAGTTGGTTTTAGAGGTGAGTTCCTTTGCACATTCGTACCATCACCTAATTGGTTATAGTTGTTAGACCCTGAAAGCCTAATCCTATTACTAGAGCCAGACTTAAGCCACATCATCACGTGACCATATCCCCCATTATGCTGGTGGAACATTCCTTGTATATCTTGTATCTCCCATCCTGACCCCCAGTTAGCTGATACATTTATAAAACTATTCTGTTGTGTAGTATTTCCAATGCCAAGCCAACCTTGAGCATTAGAACCACAAACCCATATAGAGTTATCTGTCTTCTGAACGAAAGTACACCCAACATGGCACCCTAAGTTCCATAAGTTTTTAACTGAAGTCCCTAGTGCTGTTATCTTGTTCCAGCTTACCCTACGTGTAGTGTCCCCTAAACCCAAAGCACCATTCGCGTTGTATCCACAGCCATATATGTAGTTATCTGTTTTCTTAATGAATAGCCTATTCTGACTAGCAGTAACCCCTGAGTTTGTTCCATGATGGTAGACCTTCACAACATTTGAGGCTGAAAGTGTAGGTGTAGGTACAGCTGTAGTATGTCCTAAACCACATTGACCATGTGTATTTAATCCCCAAGTATATAGTTGTTTATTCTCTAAAAGGGCAAAAGCCACAGAACTACCTAATACACCAGCATCTATAACAGGACTAGTAGAAGGCATTGGTACCCTAGCGTAGTTACTAGTACTAAATCCTGATATACGACCATGTAGTCCTCTACCTGATGTGTAATGTACATTGGTACCAGCAGTACTATATAGTTTTCCATCTTTTACTATTAAGGATGAGTTGTACCCTGAGTGATTAATAAAAGTAACTCCTTTTCCTGTTATTGAGTCTCTTACAGCATTAGCCTCGCTTAAAGCCTTATCATAAGCTGTCTTAACAGCCTTACTTGAAGCACTTACTGAAGTACTTGAGCTAGTTACACTATCACTTATAGACCTTTGAGTGTTAGTATCTGTAATCTTAACCCCAATATTAGTAAGCCATGACTTAAAGGCTGTACTATTCATTGTCCTAATGTAATTGTCCGTAGTACTATTCCTAAAGGCTATGTCAGCTGAAGTTGATGGAGCTGTAGTTTGCTCACCAAAAGTTGACCTAAATAATCTAGCTGTAATATCCCCTGAAGAATCTCGTCCAGCTACTGTGTCCTTTGTAGCACTCGTAGACCTTTGGTGTCCATCTAAAAGGTCAGCATCAAGTCCACTTCCTGAACCATCAACTGTCTTAAGCTTATTAAGAATATCAGTAGCATCATTGTCAAGCCTTACCCAAGGTTTCCATGAAGACGAATACCAAGCTCTTGCATAGACGTGACTCTCATGATAAGTAGTATACCTTTGATATACCATAGAGCCATCCGCATATACTTCCAGTAGCCCAGCTAGGTACTCAGGGTAGTTTGAGCCACCTGAGGCATTGGTATTAGAATTTTGGTGATACCAACCCGTTGTCTTGAAGTTGTTTAGGTCTAGGTCATTCCCTATGTCAGCCTTCTGAGCATACATAGCAGACCCATGAATACCATCTACCATGTCAGCATCAATACCTGAACCTGACCCATCTACAGTCTTAAGCTTATCTCTAACCTGTATAGCAGTATCAGGACTACCATCAGCTCCTGCATTACCTGTATTACCTTTAGGTCCTTGAGGTCCTGTAGCACCTTGACTCCCTGTGTTACCTTTAACACCTTGAGCACCTTGAGGTCCCGTAACACCTTGAGGTCCTGTAACACCTTGAGCCCCATCTGTACCTTTTAATGAAGCTAACCAGTTAGATATTGTACCTGTGTTACCTGCATCAAGCCATGTCTCATAGGCATCTCTACCTTCTTGACCTCTAGGTCCAGTTGCACCAGTGGCTCCAGTATTACCCTTAGGTCCTATAGCTCCTGTACTACCTTTAACTCCTTGAGGTCCAACAGCACCAACAGCTCCAGTAGAACCTTTAGGTCCAACAGCTCCAGTAGAACCAGTGTAACCTTTAACTCCCTGAGGTCCAACAGCACCAACGGCACCAGTAGCACCAGTTATACCTTGTAATCCTCTAGCTCCAGTATTACCAATAGGTCCAATAGGCCCAACAGCTCCAGTAGAACCTTTAGGTCCAGTAGGGCCTTCTGCTCCAGTTAATCCTGTACTACCTTTAACTCCTTGAATACCCCTAGCTCCAGTAGAACCAGTGTCACCCTTAGGTCCTATAAGCCCTATTGGTCCAACAGCTCCAGTAGAACCTTTAGGTCCAACAGCTCCAGTAGAACCTTTAGGTCCAGTTATACCTTGAATACCTACTTCACCTTCAGCACCCTGAGGTCCAATAGCTCCAGTATTACCTGTGTTACCTTTAAGCCCTATTGGTCCTATTGGTCCTGTATCTCCTTTAAGTCCTTGAATACCCTGTAGTCCAGTAGAACCTTTAGCTCCCGTAGAACCTTTAACACCTTGGATACCCTGAGGTCCAATAGCTCCAGTTATACCAATAGGCCCAATAGCTCCAGTAGAACCTTTAGGTCCAGTTGCTCCTTGAATACCTTTAACTCCTTGGATACCTTGAGGTCCAGTAGAACCTGTATTCCCTTTAGCTCCAGTTAAACCTATGATACCTTGGATACCTTGGGGACCTATGTCACCCTGAGGTCCAATAGCCCCAGTATTACCTGTACTACCCTTAGGTCCAATAGGTCCAATAGCTCCAGTAGAACCTACAATACCTTGGATTCCTCTAGCTCCAGTAGAACCCTTAGGCCCAATGTCTCCAGTAGAGCCTTTAGCTCCAGTTGCTCCTTGAATACCTTGAATACCTTGAGCACCCTTAGGGCCTATAGCTCCAGTAGAGCCTTTAACTCCTTGGATACCTTGAGGGCCTATAGCTCCTCTTTCAGACATTACTGCCCATGGTGAGTTAGCACTTGTAGGTGTAACTCCCTTGGGTATACTTGTTGATGTCACATATGATGCACCATTATAAGTTACGACTGTCATACCTTCGTAGGCCTTCAGTGCGTTCCATTCTCCTTGTAAGCTAAATCTTACTTTACCAATCTTTATTACTGCCATTATTAATATACCTCCACGTATAAATTACCATCTGCATCTATAATAAAATCATCAGGGTTTGCTTCACCATAATGTTCTACAACTAAATCACCTTCTGCATCTATCTTAAAAGAGCCAAAAGCCATAGGAAGGGCTGTAGGTCCCATAGGTCCTTGGTTTCCATCAGGTCCTTTAACACCCATACCACCTTGAGGTCCTTCTATACCTTGAGTACCTTTAGGTCCAATAGGTCCAATAGGTCCTAAAGGCCCAACAGGTCCCTCAACTCCAGTAACACCTTGAATACCTCTAGGTCCTTGGTCTCCAGTAAGTCCTTTAGGTCCAATAGGCCCTTCTATACCTTGCTCTCCAATAACACCCTGAGCTCCAGTTAAACCAGTATCTCCAGTAAGTCCTTTAGGTCCTACAGGTCCTTCTATACCTTGTTCTCCAATAACACCCTGAATACCTCTAGGTCCTTGGTCTCCAATAAGTCCTTTAGGTCCTACAGGTCCCTCTATACCTTGTTCTCCAGTAATACCTTGTTCTCCAGTAATACCTTGTTCTCCAGTTAATCCTATAGGTCCTATTGGTCCTTGAGCCCCAGTGTCACCTGTAAGTCCTTTCTCTCCTCTAGGCCCTTGAGCTCCAGTATCTCCAGTAATCCCTTGAGGCCCTTCTATACCTTGCTCCCCAGTAATACCTTGAGGTCCTATTGGTCCTTGAGAACCAGTCTCACCTTTGTTACCTTGAGTTCCTTTATCTCCAGTGTCACCTGTGATACCTTGAATACCTCTAGGTCCTTGTTCACCAGTAAGACCTTGTTCACCTTGTTCACCTGTTAAACCTATTTCACCTTGAACTCCAGTTGGTCCTAAGTTACCCTGAGGACCAATAACACCTTGAGCTCCAGTTGGTCCAGTTAGACCTATCTCACCCTGTAACCCTTTGTCTCCTACTACTCCTTGAATACCTCTAGGTCCTTGAGCTCCAGTAGGTCCAGTTAAACCTATCTCACCTTGCTCACCTTTGTCACCAACAGCTCCTTGAGCTCCAGTAATACCTTGAGGTCCTATAGGCCCAGTTAAACCTATCTCACCTTGTAAACCTTTATCTCCAGTAACACCTTGAGGACCAATAGCCCCAGTTGCTCCTGTATCTCCAGTTAAACCTTGTTCTCCTTGGAGTCCTGTTTCACCTCTAGGTCCTTCAACACCTTCAGGTCCTATAGCCCCTGTCTCTCCAGTAGCCCCAATAACACCTTCAGGTCCTTGTAAACCTGTCTCACCTTTAGGTCCTCTAATACCCTGAGGTCCTCTAATACCTTGAATACCTTGTTGTCCTTGCTCACCAGTCGGACCTGAAGGTCCTAAAGCTCCTTCAGGTCCAGTTGCTCCAGTTGGTCCTTGAGGTCCTTCTGATAGATAGAAAGTAAGCCTACCTGTGTCTTTACTGTACTCTGAGTAACCCTCTGAGCCATAAGGAAGTCTAACTAGTGTTGTCTCTAGACCTGTAAGCTCATTCTGTATTTGAATGATATTAAGCATCTTCTCAACCCACTCTTTATTAGTAGCATCAGTCTGAGCTATAGGTTCCTTTACGTTCTTTAAAAGTGAGTCTTCAAAATCTACTGTGTTACCTTGTTCAGTATTAACCATTCTAACAATCTTAGCGTTACCAACACCTGTATTAACGTTACTACCAAAGGCTTCATTCATCATGAGCAGAACTCCTGTAAGTATTCCTCAACATTAAAGTTAGGGCAACTCTTAGAGCTATACTCATAGTGTCCCTTGATGTCATCGTTAGTTAAGTTGAATACCACTTTAAGTCCATTAAGTAAAGACTTAAGTGACTCTCTTTGTTTATCTGTGAACTTATCAACACCTATTAAGCATATACCAATAGTATTTCTATTATGACCACTACAGTGAGCCCCCATCTTTTCAATAGGTCTCCCTGCTTCTATGAAGCCGTCATCACTTGGAGTATCCTTACCCTTATCCCTAAAACCATTAAGAATTACATAGTGATATCCAATACCTGACCATCCTCTTTCCTTGTGCCATTGGTCTATATCTGAAGCATCCCCAAAAGAGGAGGCTGAGCAATGTATAAGTATTTCTTTTATCTTTCTCATATTAATCCTTTCTATCTACCATCTGCCTCTTTATTAAGTGAGTTTAAGTACTCAGAAATAAGAGGCAGTGACATTCCAATCCCTATATTTGACTTAAGGGCTGTACCTATTCTTGAATCCCACCTCATGTCTCCATCTTCAACCATATCAGATAAAGCGTGGGCTCCTTTGATTCCTGAGGCTATCCTACTTGTAGATGCACCACCAAGGATATCTTCTAGTCCTCTAGCTCTGTAATCCGAACCAAGACTCTCCATACCCATAAAGTACTTCCCAAGGTTAGCCATATATGTACCTGAGCCCAACACTGAGTTACGAGATACTGCATAGCCTACAAGGTTCTGAATACCATCTTCTGTAGTTACATCATACTTTCTATCTTTCTCTTTGATGTTACCTAAGGCTATGTTTGCCTCTTCTCTTAGTAATACTATAGAAGAAGTTAAACCTAGTGAGAACATAAAACCTGCTACTCTCTTTGCATCCATCTCTGAGTACCCTCTACGTAATAACTGACCGTGTGATGCCATAGTCCATCTCATGAACTGTGTGAATAACCTAGTTGGGATAGCATTACTATCTTGGAACTCTAAAGGTATATGGGCTTGCTCACCCCTTAGGATGGCACTTCTAACTCCTTGGTTCATACTAATCTGAAGCTTATCTCTAAGCCCTGAATCCCATTTATCTAAATCAGGAATCTTATATCCATCAGTCATCTTCCATGGTTGTTTACCAAAGGCTTTAATGTCATCCGCAGATAACCCTAACTTACTCCAGTATCTCTCTTCTACTTTAGATAGAGTACCTCCTTCTTGTAAGCTGTGAGCCTTTCTCATTAAGTTCTTAGTCTGAGCCAAAGCAAATACCATCTCTGAACCACCTGTTATAGATGAAAGACCTGAGTATTTAGTAGTAACCTGTACACCTTTATCAAGTAACTGTTCAAACTTAGATGTTCTGTATTGGTAATCAGCATCCACATAACGTGATGAAATCGCATTATCATAGAAGTCTGAAGCCATTCCTAAATCATCTACAATGTATTTCATAAGTTCTGTATCCCTCATATTTCCTTTAAACATTCTAGGTACTTCTTTTAGTATAGGTAACGCTGTAAGCATATTCCTAACACCTGTATCTGCTACAATAACTCCAAATTCACCAAATGCATTTAGAGCCATAGCCCATCCTGTAGTTGAGTACCCCACTTTGTTAAACATTCTCATGAAGTTAGACCCGAAGCTCATGGGCTCTGTATTGTGGGTATGGGTAATAGCTTTGTACATTCCTTTAATCAGTTCAGCACTCTTTTTAAGGTCAGCTTCACTAATACCATTCTCTGATGCATACTCACTCATTTCATTGAATAGATGTTGCATATCATCAGAACTCCTAATACCTACAGCCTTAGCCATTCCTATACGTCCTGCTGTGCCTACATGGTACTTACCAATCACAGCTGAAATGTCAGTATTATATAAAGGCATGGCTAGGTCCTGTCTAACTTCTATAGTTCTACCTCTAAGTGAGCCTGACATACCTACTACCTTCTCTGACTTAAGCTGTACCTTAGTTACATTCCTAACTATAGCCTCAGCATCTTTTCTAAGTAAGGCATTAAGGTTAGCTACAGACTCACCTGTCTCTTGACTAGTTCTGTAAATCATGTTCCTATTTAGGGGATGCCCTATCATCGCTTCGTACATAATCTGACCTGCTCTAGCCTCTCCTAAAGCCTCTAGTTTACGCACTGAGAACTGTTTAGGTAAGTAGTTTTGGAGTCCATTAATAAGTCCTGCATCAACTGCTTCATCCATCATCTCATTGAAGTACTTTTGTACCGCTCTAGCTGTTGGTGAAAGTGGTGCTTTATCCACACCCTCATAGTTCTTAGCCATCTCTTCATAGATAGACTCATGGAAATCTTCTTCTTTTAACGAAGGGTCAGCCTGTTTAGCCTTTAAGTACCCTCCTTTAATTTCTCTATTAACCTTCTTGTGTTTATTATCTAAGGCATAAACATAATCATAAGCTGTCTTTCTACCTTGAACTACAGCTTCTCCTGCTCTGTTAACTACAGCTACAGTTGGTTTAATTACAGCCTGAGCAAACGCCCTAACATAAGGACTAACATTTGCGTGTAACCTGTCAGCTACAGATATGGCTCCTCTTTGAATGATAGTGTTAGCAATCTCTTCACCACTCTCTATTCGTTCTTTAATATTTCTAATATCATTAGGATTGTCAGGTTTAGGTTTTTCATCAACTTTAGTAGTGCCTTTTAGATTACCTAAAGTCTTATCTAATGAGACACCCTCTACAACATCTTCTTCTAGTAAGTTATAAGAAGTATCTAACTCAGGCTCTACCTCGGGTTCACCCTCAATCTTTGCATTAGCTGTGTACTGTTCTGCTGTAGGTCCTTCAGTCTCCTTATTGTTCTTTATCTCTTCTATACTAGCCCTATCAATCTTCTTGGCATCTTTCTGTACCCTCTTCTGAGCACCTTTTCCTTTACCACCCTTACGATTACCTTGCCTCTTCACTAACCGAGCCCCTAGCCTGTCTAATGACCCTTGAACAAGTGTATCTCTATTCATGATAGATTGTGCTCTTTCAGCTCTATTAGTATAGTTACCTGTAGTGTACTTTACAGCCTGTTTAGTCTGCTCAGGTGTGAATGGTGTCCGTGCTCCATTTGAAGGTACTATTTGTTCAGGGTATTGTTTCATTAAGTCTTTATAAGGCTTAACTACCTCAGTTGGAAGCTTATGTCCATTCTTAAGTGCTTCCTTAACCATCTTCCTATGAGCATACTCTGCCTCAAAGCCTTTGTCTGAATAGAACTTAAAGTGGTCTAAGTCAGGGTCTAAGTTAGTTACTCTACTTTGTCCTTTCTTCCCTTTTGAAGCTAGTTTAGCCCTTGGTTTATCAGGAGCAACATATGAATGCTTATAGTTATCAATCATGTGTTCTATCTCGTGCCTGATAGTACCCATAGTAGACCCCTCAGGTAAGTTCATCTTAAAGTTTCTAGGGTCTTCTCCTAGTTTCCATGTGTACTGTACTGAACCTGAAGCCCCTTGAGTTGACTGAGTTGTTACTTCTACATCATTACCCATCTTTTTAGCATAGTGCTGAACGATAGCCTGAGTATCATTAGTGTCAATACCTTCAGCTTGTAATCTAGATTTTATTAACTCCTCAATATCTGCCTCACCTTCTATAGACCTAGAGTTAGGATAAGTAGCCTTAAGCTCCTCTACAGTTGGTATACCTGTAAACTCATTATCAATATTAGGGGTTGGCTGAGCCTGAAAGTCAGGATTATTTAAAATAACATCAGTACTTGCATTTCTATTCCTAACTACCATATCCTCAACAGAACCTATACCTCCACCGATGGCAAGACCTAAAGTACCTGCAATAAGGTAATCAGTGTCATCTCCTGTCATAGTCTGTTGTTGATGTACATACTCACTAGCAATACTCTCAGCCATTGCAACACCACCATATTGGTACTTCTTAGGTACCTTACTTAATGATAGGCTTAAGGCTTCATATGCCTGTACTTTCTTATTAAAGTTAAATGCATTATAAGCTTTCTTAGTTAATCCTAAACCACCTGTAGTAGCTATTAAAGCTAAGTCCACTGGGTCTGTAATCATTTGACCTACAAATAACGAAGCCTGTCCCTTAAAGCCATGCCTCATAACCTGTTTCATTCTCTCTTGGTAATGTTTAGACCTATTCAGTAAAGACTGAGCGTGTCTAGCATTCTTGGCTTCTTCCATGATATTCTTTTGAACTTCCATAGGTACATCAGCCATGCCTTCTAATAGGTCTGTATCCTTTGTAGCATCATAGCTCTCATCAACCTCATTCCCGAACTCAATGTCAGGTGACTCTGAATCATACAGTGGACTGATAGCCCCTGCTAAAGGTTTCCAAAAGTCAGCATCTCTAGCTTCTTTTGCTTTGTCCTCTTCCATTTGTAAAAGTTTATCACCATGTCCTGATAGGTCCAAAGGCATCTCTGTAAGAGCCTGTGGTTCAACTTCAGGTTGTGGTTCAACTTCAGGTTGTGGTTCACTCTGAATCAAAGGCTCAGGTGCCTCTACAGGTGTCTCAAGAAGAGGTGTTAGTTCCTCCTGTTGGTCCATGTTATTTTGTCCTAAAAGGTTTTCTTCCTCTTCCATAAATTATCCTCCTATAAATCACCCAAACTTGAATATGTCTGAGTCTCTTTGTTTTCTCTTGTACGAGCACCTTCACCTCTACCCTTATTGGCGTTTAGGTAATATTCTTTCACATCATTTACATCTATCGTGTAAGACGATGTCCTATTACCGTTTAAGTTAATCGAATACTTATCCGCTCCACTTATTTTAGTTATCCTAAAGTTAATATCTTTATGTGTTTGAGGGAATGATAACTGTATCTTGTTCTTAACAGTACGCTCTAGTGTGTCCATAAAGTCATCAGGAGAAGTTGTTTTAAACATCCCTAATTCTTTAGGCATCTCTACGAACTGACCATTAACTTCAACTCTACCTTTAGTATAAGTCTCTTTTGTTTTCTTAAGAGCTAGCTCATGAGCCATCGTCGCTCTATTAACTTTGTAGATATCCTTAAACTCTTTACGTTCAGTAAGCGTTATACCTGAAGAAATGTCATCAATCTCTTCATCTACCTCCTTTAAATCCTCAGAAGGTACTTTAACGCCTTTACTTTTCTCCATGATATCATTAGCCTTTTGAATCAACTCAGGACCCATCTCCATGTCTTGTAATAGAACATTATATGTATCCATCATAGCAATCTCTGAGGGCTTCATGTGTCTTTCTATGAAGTTCTTATATGAATCACCCATGTTTATAGCCTTGTTGTACAGTTGTAAGGCCCCGTCAATGTCTCTAACATTCCCCATCATGATACCCGCTAAGGCTGACTTATCCGATGTAGTAAGTCTGTTTGCACTCATAGAGTCCTCTATACGCTTCTCAGTAGGTTTATTACCATGTAGCTTGTCAAAGTTAGCTGTATACGCCTTCTTCTCTTTAGGGGATAGGTCATCAAACCTAAGCTCACCCTTATCTATTTTCTTAAGAGTTTCAGCCTCAGCTACTCTAGCCTTCTTCCGTTCCTCTTTCTTAGCCCTTAAAGTCTCAGTCATACTGGCCATTTCAGTTGCTGAGTATATACCTGAGCTCTTTAATCTAACCATATATTCCTCAGGAGTTACTTGGTCTATTAAATCCGAATTAATAATCTCCTTATCATAAGCCCTAACATCAGCCTCAGCATTAGTAATGTTCTTCTTATTCCCCTCAATGGCTTTCTTAAGTGTATTATTAGTAAAGCTAGTGTAGTAATTAGCACCTTCTTTAGCTGTGATTACGCCCTTCTTAACAGCCACATCTATGTCTGCTTTGAATTGTTCCTTAGTTAAGTCATTCTTCAAGTCAGGGTTTGTGTATTGCTTTAGGTTAATCAAGAAGTTCATCTTCTGTACACTTACGTCACCTTTCTGATGTTCCTTAATCTTCTCTTCTTGAGCTTTCTTAAGTTTCTCTTGACGTAATATGTAATCCTTCTTTCGTTGTTCTTCTTCTCTTCTGAAGGCTCTCATCTGAGATGTAGCCCCACTATCTGATAACTTACCATCTTCTACTAGCTTAGATAGGAACGCCTCATACTTGTCACCATTTCTCATACCTGCTCTCATTTCGTCTAAACCATTAACAAGCTCAAACGTGTCTTTAGGGTTCATTACTTTATGAGCTGAGACAGCATATCCTCTCCATTGTCTAAGTTCTTCTAGAGCTTTAGGGTCCATATTCTCAACACCTATTTTATTATAAAGTTCATCCATAGCCTCAATATCCCCATTCATGTAAGCTTCTGCACCTACTTGAGTAATTATGTTAGCTAGCATAGCTTCATTATCTAGAGGAGCCCCGTACTCTCCTGCCTCATTCTTAACTTTGAACTTATTGTATTTATTAAGCATAACATCCATGCCACCTTCTTTGTAAGCTGTATTCATCTCTGTAGCTATATTATCCTGTAACTTAATAGTTCTGTTCTTAATGATGTTCTTTTGGACAGCTACGTTAAGGTCTGTCTCTAGCTTAATAGCTTTACTATCAAACCTATCTGAGTAAATCTTAGACTTACCCTCTAGGTACTTAGCTCTAGTATTAGCTATGTATTCATCAAAGCCCTGTGTTACTGGGCCTTCTTCAGTTTCTGTAGTTATTGACCCATCTAACTGGTTAATGTTTGCACTAGCTGTCTTAAGCTCTCTGTAGTACTCAAGGGATGCGTTATCCCCTTCAGCCTCTTCTTCAGCATTACTTAACTTTTGCATCTGCTCTACAGTACTTAAGCCTGTCTTAACAGCGTTGTTTAGTATTTCAATATCCTTAGTCTTACTTTCATCTAATTTCTTAGTTGTGTAAGGGTCAGTAGCTTGAGCCACAACATTAGTAGTTTGTGGTTTAGAAAGAAAACTCTTAGTAACTCTTCTAGGTTTTAGTCTTGTATTATCTATTCTCACTCTTTATCCTCCTAATCTTTTGGTCATAGAACTTATCACCACCACCTGTGCTCATACTTTGTCCCATTGAGTAGCCTTGGAGACCACCTTGGACTGCACTAACAAGTAATCTACTACTACCTCCTGCATTTGCGTAGTCAGTCTGAGCATTTCTTATTCTACCCATAGCTGTTACATTAATCTTTTCAGTCTCTCTTGTAGTCTGAGCTTGGGAGTTCTCCCAGTTCTTATTAATAGAGCCCTCATCAAAGTTCTCATTAAAATATGATGTATTGAATAACCTATCTATAGTATTACCATTAGCACCTTTATTATTAACTGTCATGGTTGCTCTTTCTCTTAGAGCCTCACGTTGTCTCTGTAACTTAGCATCTTGAGCTTGTCCTGAAATCTGTTCAGACTTCTCACGTTGTGCATTAAGGTCAGCTATCTGAGCATTCTCAGCATTCTTCATATTTACTTTAGCTGTGTTTCTCTGTGCCTTCTGTTGTGCCTGCATTGATGACACTGACATAGCCATGGAAGCAACAGCCATTCCTATACTCACTGGTTCACACATTTATATAATCCTCCTTATATAAGTAGAACTGTTCAAAAGGTTGCTCATTTAACCACTTAGTACTCTCCATAAAGTCAAAACCTATAGACTTTAACCATTTCTTAGATTGCTTATTCTCAGACCATACTTGATTAGTTAATAAGTACATTTCTAAGTTATCAAAGCAATAGGTAAACAACCCATATGTAAGGGCGTTAACAGTGAATAAGTGGTCTTTAACAAACGTATCTGTTGACAGTAACCATGGTATTCCTATACCTTCTTCTTCAGGGTGAGGTGTAATTCCACCAACCCCTACTACAACATCATCTTCAACTGCAAACCATGTAGTCAAAGATACCTCTAAGCTCTGTGATAGAGCCTCTGTTGGAGTCAGTCCTGTTGCATGAGTTAATTCCTCCTGCTCAACTGCTCCTATTTCTAACTTAAGGACTCTCTCTTTATCCTCTTTTGTATATAAATATACTTTCATATTACATTTGCCTCGCTCTATTAGTTACTAACAGCTCAAAAGAAGCTGACTGAATTGACACAGGGTCTGTGCCGTTACTCTCTATAACTACTGAAGTGTCCTTTGAGTCTCCTCTTAGTATAAAGCTCTTACTCACAAACTCTGTAATACCTGCACGTTTCATATAGGTATTAGTAATTCTATCCCTATCCTTAGGTAAGTTCCTAGCTGTAATAGTAAAAGATGAATCCTTTTGGAAGTACAATAGTAATCTTCTTAGAATAGATGAACCTTCTATCTCCCCTAAGCCTGAGCCGTTCTTAACAAACATAGGTGAGAATGAATACTTAAAGTTATAAGGGTACTGCGTAGGTCCTCCTACACTGTCTAGTAAAGGTAAGTTCTCGTAGTTAAACTCTATAACTTCTAGCTTACCTCCAATAAAGTAGATGTATAACTTATTGTTAAACTCAAATGTATGGATTATGTCCCTATTAAATACCCACTTACTCCATGAGCTTTGAGTCTTTTGGTCTCCTGCCCAGTTATACTTATATGTATACAGTGACTTAGAACCATCAGATATGAATAGGATATCCTCATTAGGAATACCTATCATAGACATCCCTTTAGTATTAGTGATGTAATAGGGCACATGGTCAGCAACATTAGGAGCATCTGTTAGTACCCCATCAGCCTGTATAAAGTATTCTCTTAATGCCATAAAGTTTCCTCTAGGTGATAAGAAGTAAGCTGATTGTCCAATAGCTAAAGGCTCTACATCAGGTGTGCTTGGATACTTTAAGATAGGCGTTATGTTGGCAGTTACAGGTGACATAGGGTCTCCACCTGACCCCATTATGTATTGACTATTCTCTGAAAATAACATTAAGTAATCTTTAGAAGGTAGTGCATGATAAATGTTTGACACATCACTTGCGGGGACATCCATATCTATAGGGTCATCATCTAGTGAATCTGTTACTGTTGCAGGGAAGAAGTTAAAGAACTCTCCTGCCCTTGTAAGACACACAGAAGTTCCTGTAAGAACTCCAAGTCTATTAGCAAATAAGAAGATGTCATTTATTGTTCTCCCTACGAAACTAGGAGCAGGAGCTGAAGTTGCATCACCTACCTTTCTATCCTCCCAGTTACAAGCCTCTACAGAGAAGTATAAACCATAAGGATTAATCGCAGTAGAGTACTTAGATACATTTTGTCTACGTACTATTTGTAAAGGCACAGTATCACTCTTGAACTTATGAGCCTTATTAGGTTCTCTAGATTCTTTCCATGTACCTGTAGTCTCTACTAGTTGTCCATCTTGAGTATATGATGTCACGTATTTAACCCAATATGACCCTTCATCTGTACTAGTCTTACCTGTAATCTGAAGTATAGCTCCTTCAAAGCACTTAGCAGGTAAATCCCCAAATGATTGTGCTGAGCCTTTGAAACCTTTAATTGCTAAATCACCCCAAGAGTCATGTACATCAAACTCAAAGTCATCCCCATCAGGTTGCCATATCTTTATTACAGAACCTTTTATTCTACATTGGTAACCTTGAGCCATAATAGCTGAGTATAAGTTATCAGCAATCACATCAGTTTTGTAAGTGTGAGCTTGTGATGTTGTCCCTGAATCATAAGAAGCAACTACAGCCCCATTGATTGTAACACTATACGTCTGTAGTGCTACACCTTTTGATACATACACATAAGCCACGTTATCGTAAACTAGTTCAGTAGCTGAGGCAGGAGTATAAGCTGATGTTAAGTTAGGCGTAAGGGCTACAAAATCTTGACCATCAGTTCTAACAAAGTAGAAGTAATTTCCAACAACTAGAGTTGCAGAATACCCTGAAGTCAAGTTAACCTGTTCCCTTAGTTCCTGTATAACCTCTAGTTGTCCTCTGTTTGTAGTTGTATAACCATTTTCAGAATCCCCAGTTGTATAAGAACCTTGAGCAGTTGCTATGGTTACATCATCTACAATAATGCTATAAGTTTGTGTACCTATAGCCCCTATGGTAACTTTACATTTCCCTGCATTTTGTACTGTAACATTATCATTAACAGCCTCCATCTCTATCTCTTGGTACTTGTTAGCTACAATCGTGTAATCAGCTATAGTAGTCATAGATAAATCTGTAGATGGTTTAACTGAACTCAAGTACACCTCATGCTCACTTGAGCTCTCTATAGGCATCATATGCCCTTCTAAGTCTGCTACTGTAAGTACACCTGAAGCATTAATACTTAAGATGTACTGTTCTTTATCATCTCTTCTTATTGGATGATAGATGTCATTAGGACCCCAAGGCATATTCCCTACGAACTTTGTAGGTGGTCTTGAAGTTAATCCATGTACTAAACTAGACCAACCATTAATCTGTTCCTCTGCCTGTGTCTCTAACCTTAGCGTAGGTGCCTGTTGAGATACCCCATTAAATAGCCCTGCTATATGCTTAGTAACTAATGCACTAGACATACTACACGCTCATCTTTAATCTGTAAGTATTCACAGGGTTCCCTGCTGTTACCTCAGGTAATTCATCATTGTTAACTAGCCTAGATACAGATGTACTATTCATCATTGATTGAGCAGGTAAAGCATGACTAGCATTAGCCTTAGCTCTCATAACCATTTGCCTATCTATAACGTATCTTCTAGGGTCTCTAATAGCTGAAGGTTGGTGAATAAATGTAGCTCTATACTTAGCATACGTAAACACCGCCTCGGGGATATCTGAATCTTGTACACCCTCTTCTATAGATAATTCAGTCTTAACTTCATTTAATACTCTTTCATATAAAGCTTTTGGTGTTATTAAGTTAACTATAAGTGCTGACTCAGCTCCTGCTAGGTCTTCTACTGTAAATGGTCTATCATCTGTTTGTGGTATTAAAGTAGCTTGTAGCCTCCACATAGTTAAGAACAAGATATGCTCTTTCATTAATGCTGTTTGCTCACTAACCGTGTAACCGTAAGTTGCTGTAAATTCAGCTTCAACTTTAAGGTATAAGTCTTGTGGATATAATTTGTTAGTAACTAACGCCATCCTAAAGTCAATCTCATCTTGTGACTTCTCATCTTGTGATATAACATAATCATCTACACTAAGTATTACTTTTTGTAACTCCCATGTAGCCATTACTTTAATTAACTGAGAGGCATCATCCATAGACGTAACATCTATAGGTATAGCCCCTGTGAATCCATACCTTGAGTAGTAGTCATCTCTAACCCTTTTAATGATATGTAAAGGTACATTCCTAGTAAGGATTAAGTTCTTCTTATAAGACATTAATTGTCTATCCACTGCCTCAGCACTTAGTACATACTCTTCAGGTTTACTAAACATAAGGCTTTGGAACTTAAGAATCCCTAAGTTATCCTTTAATGATTTAGGTATCTCTGACCTATCAAAAGGCAACATAGCCTCTAACTCTTCATCAACTTCAAGTAGTAAAGCTTTTGGTATTAGTTTCTTTCTAATTAAAACTCTCTTAGAGCTTAACTCATCTTCTTGTGAAAACTGATGTAGTATCTCTGAGCCTACATTACTAGCTTGGAATTTGCGAACAGCTCTAACCACGCATAGGTTGTATACCTCAGGAGGCATCTCTTCATAATTAATATTGAAATCTTCACTATTATAAGGTAACTCAGTTAACACAAATTCAAGTGTAGATTTAGCCATTAAAGCCTGAGGTTCCGTTAAATCAGTCACCTGTTCTTCTGCAACACTTGCTAATATTATATTAACAGCTTCTAATATTTTTGACATAATTCTCCTTTAAGTCTATTTAAAAAACAATAGGTAGAGCATATAGCCCTCCTATTATATGTTCAGGGTATCTCTACCCTAAGCCTTACGCTGTGAAAGAACCTGCAGGTAATTTACCTGAACCAACTCTGTTTCTATCAAAGATGATTTGCCCCCAGTTAGCAGGTAATGCAGACTTTCTAATCTCTATTGCACACTCAGGTCTCATAACACCCATACCGCACGCTAAAGATGCTCTAGTCCATGTTCCCATTCTCCCGTTGTCATCCCAAATCTTAGTTGAGATATTACCACCTCTAAGTACTGCAACCGACTCTTTAGTACCCATGAATGCTACTGTACCTGTACAGTTAATACCATGGTACTCATCATAGAACTCAGTGTTAGCTACGTCAGTTCCATCTGATTGTGGGATGTAGTTATGGTAAGATAATGGAACTCCACCAATTCTGAATACTTCACCTTCAGCATAATCACCAACATTCCCAAAGTCTTTGTTTAATAGAGTTCTGTTCTCTACTACTTCAAAGTAAGTATCAGGGTCTGTGATTGCAAAGATAGTACCTTTAACATTCTTCTTGATTAACTCTTTTCTACCTGTAATTAAGGCTTTAGCAAATGCGTTAACCTTAACAGCTAAATCAGCTGAAGCCAAACCAGCATCAACGATAACAGAACCACCTGCGTACTCAGACATTACATTCTTTAATCTTGAAGCAGTGATGAATTTCATTTGGATATTTCTATCGTACTTTTGAGCTAATACCTCACCCATCTTTCTTGTGTATTCTTTTCTAGAATCATAGTGAGCCATAGACTCTTGGAAATCATCTGTGAAGAATGAAGAAACGATTGGTCTATCTAAAGTAAGTTCCGATTTATCGTGACCTACATTTAACCCTTTAACGTGCTCACCTGCATTGTGGTAGTACGCTCCAATAGAACCTACGTGTTCAAATCTTAGTGACTTACCACCAACTAAGGCTTTCTTCTCATACTTACCTTCCATTAATACTGATTTATCAAATGATGCAATAATCTCACCAGTTGCTTTCTCAATTAATAAGGCTCTATCTGTAGCCTCCATGTTATCAAATCCACCGTCCACTGAACCTGTATTTTGTACTGTTGCTGTTCCTAAATCTGTCATATTGTTAATTCCTTTTATTTGTTAGTTGGTTACTTTTTAAAGCCACCAAACTTTAATGTTCTAGACAACTTATTGTCCACCTCTGCTCTATACTCTGCGTTGTTCTCATACTCTTCTGAAGCCACGGCTTTAGCGTACCCTTCTCTAGTGATGAAGACATCCTTAGTATCTTTACCTGAACCCATGTCACCCATTTGGATGTTAGGTTTGTTGTTCACATTAGCCATATCGTATTGAGCCTTCATGCCTTTGATAGCCATAAGAGCTAGTTGTTCATTACCGCTCAGTACTGCATTATCATAAGCCTCAGTCTCTTCTTTACTCATGTTCTGTGAAGCCCACGTTACCATGTCAGTATAAGACTTTTCACCACCTACAGCATCAAAAGCTTTTCTCTCTGATTGCTCTATAGCATGGCTCGTAGCTACTTTCATGTTTTCAATATACATATCAACTAGGTTCTTAGGGAATGTCTTATAAAGTTCTTCTTTAGACTTCTCACTAATATCACCTGTTTCTAAGAACTCATCTTGGTATGGTGAATAGTCAAACTCACCTTCAGTTTTATCCTCTACATCTCCTTCAGTTTTAGTTTCAGTATCACTAGTTTCATCCTTAGGGTTTCCCTCTTGAGTCTCCCCTGCTTGTACTTCTGAACCTTCTCCTTCAGTACTCTGTTCTGATTCAGCAGTTTCGCCTGCTTCAGTAACTGGTACTGTAAGATTAGACCCAGGAGTAGGTGCCGTATTCTCAGTTGTATCTTCCGTACTAACTGTTTCATTTGTAATCTCCTCAGCCATACTTAATTCCTAATAACAGACTGACTGCCCATCTTATATGTCCCTGTGTTAGGTTTAGATAACTTAAACTCAACACCTTCAGCTGTACCCTTTGGTACTACAATGATAGGGCTTTCTTTAGTCTCAGCCTCATCACATCTTTTGATTAACTTTTCATCACTGATATTCTTTTGGTAACTAATACCTAAGTCATCAGCTCTCTTCATTACTTCTTCACTTGCCATTCTATTCTCCTTATATTACACCCCTTCTTGGGTTCCTTGTTCTACCATGCCTTTAGCCATAGCTCCTGCCACAGGTCCTGTTGCTTTGTCTATAACACCTGATACTTGTTCATCTTGAGCTGTCTTAGCTTGTTGTTCTTGTGAGATAACATAGTCTTCAGCCTTAAGTCCAACTGCCGTAGCTAATTGAATTACTACAGTGTTGTAGTTAATCTGTTTAACAGCCTGTTCACCTAACTGTGATACGCCTGCTAAGAACTGTGATATCTTATTGTAATCCTGACCTCTACCAAGCCCATCAAGACCTGTAGTAATAACAGGGTCAATCTCTTTAGCATCCTCAGGGAACTTACCTTCAGCAGTCATCCTAACTATCTTAATCTTTACATAAGGCTTTTGGAACTCTTGTGATAGAACTGTATATGTCCCACCTAATGAATCCTCTAGCTCTTGTGCCATTGTTCTAATCTCTTCAGCCGTCACACGTTCTGCGTTACGTTGAATACTTGAGTTCAGTAAATAGTGATAAGCTAAGTCTTGTTTTATGTCTAAGATTGATTCTCGTACTACTTGTAAGTCTGAAGTCTTTTGTGTTTGTAGAACTGTAACTTCATCAGCACGACCTTCAATAACTTCTAAGTTTTCTGCATTAGCTAATTTAGTTGAGTTCACAGTCCCGTTAGGGTCTACGAAGAACACAACCTTAGCACTTGCACTAACAGCTTCTTGTCTAGCCTGTGACAGTCCCTCTAGAGACCTTAAATCACCTATAGCTTCATCAGTATGTCCTCTACCATAATCTTCATTGGCTAAAGCATTCCATCTTAAGGCTAAGTAAGGTAAATCATCTTTCTCAAACTCTCCTGCTGATTCATTCATTGGTTCATTATTTACTTCTTGAGTTACTAACCACTTATTAGTATCTCTATCTAATACAGCTCTTGTGAATAAGTCCACATAGTTCTTAACACCTTCATTCTTCTTAATCTCTACTAGTACTTTAGCCTTTACAGCTTCGTCTTTAATAGCTTGTGGTGCTATCTGTTCTTTTATAATAAGCTCTAAGATATTCCCTAGTGGGTCTCTCACAACTACATATTGGTCCAACTTATAGACCTTCATACCACCACCTTGGTCCGTTGGGGGGAAATACAATAAAGCATTACCTGTAACTACTAATAGTCTCACCCATTGGAACGTGGCAACTCTATCTCCACTTGACTCTATATCTCTTACTAAGATACTCTCCATCTCTGCTAAAGTTGAGTTCATCTCAGCATCATCCTGTCCACTATCTTCCACTAACGCAGGGTCAATAGTAAACTTAAAGAATGGTGAATTTGGAGGTAATAGTGTAAGCATCAGTTTAGATGATAAGTTATTCACACCTCTAGCTCCCATAGACTGATATGGTTTATATAGTCTAGTTTGCTCATCATGACCATCAGGAGGCATAAGGCTAGGAATAGTCAACTTAGCACATTCTCTAGCTCTCTCTAAGACCTCACTTCTTTTACTTTCTAGTTGTGTATATCTTTCACCAATCTTTACATCAACAGCTTCACTTGCCATTATGTAACCTTAGGTACAGCTAAACCAGTTGTAGGTGCATTCTTCTTAATAGGCACAGTTAGCTTAGAAGTGCCTTTCTTCTTCTTCTTGTTAAGTGTATCTTCACCTACTTTTAACTCAGCAGACTCTACAGGTGCTGATGGTGGCGGTGCTTCTACAGGTGCAGGTGCCCCTCCTCCGTTACACATACTTTAATCCTCTCATTGTTGTTCTCCTCTTTTTAGTTTGTTTAAGTTATCAATCAAGTTGTCTATCAGGGCTCTCTGTCCCAGTCTGAAGAACAACTCTCTCTCTGTTAAGTTAAAGTCAGGAGACTTAAGTGACCTGACATCAATCTTTGGATAGTTCTTCTCTAGACTCATAATTAATTTCTCATGGTCTAATGTAATAGGTAATGCCATGCCTTTTAGTTCTCCTTTAGTATTTACTTAAGTATTACTTTAAGTAGTTATTTGTTTAGTTTATTGTAGAAGTAACAGCTATAGTAAAGCTTAAGTAAGACTTAGAGTAAACCCCCAAACCCCCTTAAGTAATCCCCATATTGTTACTCTAGTGTGGCTCAAATCCGTCTGTTACGTGAGCCTTTCTCTCCTATAGGGGGCTTACTATCTACACGCCCCTATTCATGGGCTTTTAGGATTTACTAGAAATCATCAAATCCACTCACAGCTGATGACTGATTGTATGCCGTATTGTTACCCTCAAAGAAGTTACCTTTAGATGAACCTTCACCACCAACATCAGCAATCTCTTCAAGGTGCTTATATGGATTATGTGTTACTTCAGGATAAGGTAAAGGCAATCTAATAGCTTTAGCTCTCCTATTTGCTAAGTGTTTTGTGTATTGTTCCGTAGAAGCCTCTGAGATACCGAGGATGTTATTCCCTAGTATGTGGTTAGACCAAGTTACTTCTTGCTCTACAGCCACGCTGAACATATCCTGTATCCATTCTTTATCAGCACCATTAACATCACATATCTCTTTAATCAAATGTTCAAAGATTATTACGTGTGTAAGTTCATCTCTATTGATTAGTTTAACAATCTCAGCAGTACCATTCATAAGTCCTCTATTAGCTAAGCCATAGAAGAACTGAAAGCCATTGTAAAAGTAAAGACCTTCTAGTAAATAATTAGCCACTAGAACTCTCTTAAAGTTCTGCTCAGTCTTGTTGTCTAAGTAATCTTGGAATACTTGGGCAATGTACTTTACACGCTTTAAAAGGATAGGGTTATCCCTCCATAGGTCATACAGGTAATCACGCTTCTCAGGTGGTAGTATGGACTCTATGATGTACTGATAGCTCTGACTATGAACAGCCTCTTGGTAAGTCTGAATAGAAAGTATTAGATTTACTTCAGGTGCTGTTATTACAGAACTAATATTAGGAACATTAGCTGTTTGCATTGAGTCAAGAAATATAAGGAAACTTAAAGTCCCATCATAAGCTGTCTTCTCATCTTCTGTAAGCAAAGGATAAGTGCCCTTATCACTTGTTATATTGTTCTTTTCAGGAATCCAAAAGTTCTCCATCATCACTCTATATAGCTTGTTAGCCCAAGTGTACTTTACGTTGTTTAGGTTCATAATATTAGTAGTATTACCATTGATTAATTGCCTAGCCTCTTTACTATCATCTCCATTTACATTTAGTAATAGTTTATCCTGCACAAGATTCACAACTAGCCTCCTCTTTTGAAACACTATTTGCATCCTTCTGTACGTACCTAATGTAGTAGATAGTCTTAATCTTTCTAGT